AGGTAGCCGTGACGCGACGCTTACTTTTGAGAAGCGAGCCGAGAGTGACCTCCTCTTCGACCACTGGCGTGTCAGGCTCATGGGTCTCTTCAGGCAAATCTTTAACCTGTTTGAGATCACCTGCAGCGATCCGACGGCGGTAATAGGAAGTGAGCGAAACGCTCTCGCCTTTGGGGCGGATATGGCGGGCACCATTTTCGGTGCGCACCTTCAAGCCATCCTTTCCAGGCACAACATTGATTTTGTTGGTCATTGGTCTTGCTCCAGTGTGATCGTGTCTTTGGCATCCGTCGTGCCGTCAGGTGCCGCGAGATCCCACTCGGAGACACCAGTATTGAAACTGTCGATCGCGATTTCCCCGACGTCGACAAAGCCCCGCGTTTGCAGGGAAAGGCGCGCACGATGGCAGAGAGTTCCGGCAAACATGACAGGCCCGCTGTCTTCGAGCTGGACACCGGCAAGGCCGTCAACCAGCGTCGTCTCGACAACACCTCCGATTGTCTCGTCATGGCGGAAAGCTGCTCTAATTTGCTCAATCAGATCGTCGAATACGATCTCGCTCTGATTGGCATCATCGAAGCTCATAACCCCCTCAATGCGCCAGGAATGGATTTCGCGGTTCGCATTCGTTGAGTCTTCCTGCTCGACCGTCCGCACCCGGCGCACGAACCACCCGCACACCTTGTTTTCCGATACATAAAGGTTGCGAAAATCCTTCTGAGCCACGGCATAACGCTCGTAGCGATGAACTTTCCCGGCCCCCGGCACCGTCGCGATTTTTGCAGCGATTGCGTCTCTGATCTCAGTAAGGCTCATGCTCGGCCTCCCATGCGATCGGCAATCCGGACACGCGCTCGGTCGAAGATCCGCTGCACCTGAAGATCGTTGTCCTCAAAGGCCCGCTCGAACATATGCGCCCCCTTGGTACCGGTGCGGCTGATCTTGCGGGCAATCGCGAATGCAGCCCCCTGCGCTTCGGCGGGCGAAAGTCCAAGTTTGTGCTCGGCCCAGTCCGCAAGCGGCTGCACTGGAGGAAAGTGCGGGCGGGTTCCAAGTTCGACTGGGACTGCGTAATCAAGGGGCGTGCCCACCATTCCGATCACATTGTCAGACAGGACTTGAGGCTCCCGCGCGCTGATCGACCCTTTGAGACCGCCACCACCTCCAACACCGGTCGGCGTGTTTTCCTTGACCTCACGCTCCAGCAAAAGGCTCGCTTGCCACGTCGCGGCAGTAAGCTCTTCGGTCACAATCTTCGGTGACTTGTCAAAAGCATCAGCCAGAGCGGCGGCTTCACGAATATCAATACGGACGTCGAAAGCCATTGCTCAACGTCTCCGCTGCTTATGAACGATACGATCGCCACCGAGCTGATCACGCAGATCGAAATTCACAATAGCTCCACATGGGACCGTGCGTTTCGGATCAATTCCAAGGTGATTGAGATAGTTCTCGCGCAAGCGTTTGGCGCGTGCCGCATAGTCCCGGCCTTTGGATTGCCAATCGGTTGTGTCGCCCTGAATAGTGGGCTCGCGATGACCGGAATAAAGACTGGATAGCTGTTCAAGCAGCAACTGTGCTGCCCAGCTTGCGACGGCCTCGCGATCTCGCACCGGGACTGTATCCACCAGGTCTGCCACCTCGTGCAGAATGGAATACTCAACATGCACTTCTGTCCCGGCTGCGAGATTCTCAGCGAGCCGGATGCGCAGCCCCGCCAATGTATTTTCAAGTCTCCCTTCAAGTGGAACGCGCCCACTGTCGCTGGGAAGCCAAATCGCCTGAAGAGAACTGAAGTTCAGTGCCCAGCCTTCCGGAAGGTCGAGAAGGTTACCGGTACCGATAATGGCTTCGATTGCCGATCGTGGCCGATCGGTCGAATAGCGGACGACGGCCAGATTGATAGCCTGGTCACGTTCATTTTCCGATACCGCGCCGCTTTCGTCGCGAACCAGTCCATCAACCAGTGTCTGAAAATCTACGAACGCCATTGCTCTCACCAATAAACAGGAAAGCCGATCTTTCCCGGCAGTCACCCCTAAATCGGGTATGTCGCTGAGAGGCCTTTGACAGACCTCTCAGCCAAGGTTCAAAGCGCCGTACTAGGCAACCACGCCTTTGTAGAGGCCACGGAAGTCGACCGGGGTGCCGCCATAAATGTGACGGATCTTGTAGGTCAGCTTGTCGCTGGCGAACATTGAGCCGTTTGTCGGGTTGTCCTGGACAAACAGTTCCGGCTCTTCATTGCCATCGAGGAAGCCGATCTCGATGCTCGGAATGTCGTTTTTGTCGGCCGACAACGCCCAGTCGTTTGCATCGGTCCAATACCAGACAGGAACCACCTGGACGTTCTGTGCCTGGATAAAGTTCTTGTCGTTTTCGGTATTACGACGGAAGAGATCGACTGCCGTTTCTTCGAGGGTATCGGGAACCCACAGGAAGGTCGGCGGAATACCCATCTTCTCGCCACTGTCCTTTTCGGTCTGCTCAAGCATCGCAAGACGGCCGGCAGCAAAAGAGGCTTTGTCGAGCGCCGCAGCACCCAGGTTACCGTGCGTGGCATGGAACAGGGTTACGCCGTCGTAAATGACCGGATTGTCCTTGATAAAGTCGAGAACGAACTTGCCGAGGGTACGCTTGGCAGACCGAGACATCTTGATCGGGATCTGACGAATGACACCAACATCATCGTTCTTGATCATTTCAAGCGTGATGCTTTCGGTACCGCCTTTTTTCGCGACAGCATAGGTCGCCTTTTCGTCCGTCGGCGAAGCAAGAGCTGCATAGTCTGCACCCTGGGCGACAGCCGGAAGATCGCCATAGCCGCCAAAGCGGGTGCGTTCCTGAGAGCGGAAGTCGGCAACATTCACGATGTTGGCCAACTGACGCCAGACGTCATAGCGCGTCGGCACGTTATAGTCGGCGATCATACGGCGTGTTATTGAGTCACCCAGCACATCGCCAAAGGTTCCAGAAGCCAATGCCTCACGCATCAGCGACTGGTCGCAGTTGCGAATGGAACCAGTGACATACTTGTCGCCAGTTACCTGCACATAGCATTCCTTGAAAGAGCGTGCGTGGCGATGATCCTTGTGGTCCGGATCAAAGAACGCTTCGAACATCTGCGAGGTTTTTTCGAACCGGTCTTCACCAATCTGAATACGCGACCCGACGGTACCCAGCCCACGGACAGAACCACTTTCAGTGAAGGTCGCGATGTAGTCAGCTTCGTCGGAAATGGCTTCACGAACATTTGCATCAGTGAAGCTGTCCATCGCATCAAACTTCGCCTTCAGGCGCAGCTTTGCCTTATCCGGCAGCTGGCTGGCATCGATCAAAACGCGAGCACTTGCACGCGCTTCGACCATACGAAGTTCTGCCCGCGTGACCGGGGAGTTTTCACCTTCAGCTTCGCGAAGATCGTCCGCACCTTCATCGGTTTCGGGATTTACGGCTTCGGTCAGCATGGCGATCAGCTGATCATCAGACAGCTGTTCTGTATCCTTGTCTTTGAGAAGCCCTTTGGCTTCAAGCAGAGCGATGATTTCGTCGCGTCCCATGACTGCGGTTCCTTGTGCTTCAAGAAGGTTGATAATGCCGCCGCCTGCGCCTGGCTCTACGATCAGATCGACGGAACTTACTTTGAGAAAAGAGACAGCCTCGCGGACGCGCTGACCATCCTTGTTGATCACACGGGCTTTGGCCCGTGCATCAATCGAGAAGCCAAACAGGTCAGTTAACTGCTGCTTCCATGCTTCCCGAATTTTGACTGCGATATCGCCTTCCGGCTCGATCAGCAGGAGATCGGCGTGAATTTCACCCTCGGCTTCGACAAAGGCAGGATTGCGCAGAACACCGATCAGGTTGCGGACATCCTTGCCCTGGCCTTTAAGGTGTTCCTCGTCAGACTTAACGAAGACACGCACGCCATCGAACAGTGGCACGGCCTCGCGAAGAACATCTGCTGGGTAAAAGTTCCGGTTTCCTGAAACGCCTTGGCGAATTACGCGAATGCGATACTGTGTGGCTTTGCTATCCGCTTCGATGAAAGGCCCGACAGCCTCGCGCATACCGCCGTCAGTGACAGGTTCGAAAGTCTTGATGACTTCCTGCGGATTTCCAAGAGACACCTTTGTCCCGTCGACTTCGTAGGGATACCGGAGCAACTTGCCATCCTTGTTCTCGACAACAATGAAGTCGTCGAACAGGCCGTGGATATAGGGCCACCAGTCTTCCTCGCCGGAAAGTTCAAGCGCTTTCTTGATTGCCCCCTGCAGAAGATCCTGCAACTGGCGAAGATCGCCCTCGAAAGCTTCGCGGACCGCATCAGGACCGATCAACCCCAATGCCGGAATTCCCTGTGCTTCCCGGAAATCGGTAATGAATACTTTTGCTGATGTTGCCGAAGCGACCAGTGCGGCAATGCCCGCTGATGCGAGAAACAGTTTGCTCCGGGCCATTACTTCAGCTCCGCCTGGTGCTTCTGGCCATCAATCGTGACAGCCGTCAGAGCTTTGTCACGGACGACCCATGACAGTATGTGTTCGGCCTTGACGGGCACTTCGTCGGTGACCGGCCCGCGCTTCTTGTCGACCGATTTGACGACAAGAACCTTAACGTCGAGCTGCTTTGCAACAGCCTCGGCATCGAGATCAGGTTCTGCATCATCTGCCTTTTTGGAAGTCGCCGCCTTTTTCGCGGGTGCCGACTTTTTGGCAGGCTCGGTAGACGGCTGGTTTGCACCGGCCGTTGCATCCTTGCCCTTGTCGGCTTCGGAAATAATTTCCTTGGAAGCGGTCGAAGGTTCTGCAGCTTTCGAACTGGACATTGCTCTCACACCTTGTCGGATGAAACACAAACGGCCTTGATCGTCAGGCCGCTTTGGTGCCAATCTATCGGTGTGATTGCTTGATCGCGTGTCCGGAACAGTTCCGGGCCACGGCTTCGCCACCGGACTGATCAACAATCCGGTTCCCCAAAGACATAAATATTCGGTTTTAAGAGGCTTTAAGAGGCTGTGAGAGGCCTAAGAGCCCGCTAGGAGCAGCAACGCCCCATCTATAGAGGCAACTGCGCCTGTATGGCAAAATAAATCCGTTACGTCATTTTTGCTCTACGTTGGTTCAATTCAGTTCGCGTGCCAGATCACGTTTGCCGGGATTGCGATAGATTTCGTCCTCGCTAAAGGGCATGCGTTCGGCATGTTTGACTTCCCAATGCGCCATGTACGGAAGAGAGATACAGCCGCAATTAATCGTCTCTTTCGCCGGGGCCTTGGGATCGCGCGGATACATAAGTTCGACACCGCCAATAATGAACGGCTCGTCGACTTCAGCAATCTGACCATCCGCAAGGTCGTGGCTCCTGCGACTGTGAACCTTTCCTGATCGCCGCCACTGTTTTTGCAGACCAGGCAACATTTCGGCCGCCTGTTTCTGACGTTCCTGGGATGCCACTGAGAACGCACGCCCCATCTCTGTCCGAACAATCGTAACAGCCCGACTTCTCTCACTCTCGATTAACATTGCAACAGAAGTAGCAGCATCCGACGACGTTTGTCCGCCTATCATGACCAGTCCGATCTGTCCCTTCACCTTGTTTGCGACCTCAGCACTGACGTTCTTGAGCCGGTCGGTAAGAAAGGACCGTATGGCCATCAACTGGCGTCGATCGATTTCAGGCAATATTCCAGCAATCCGCAGCCCGCCGGCTGCTAGAGGTTTTTCGATAAGATCAACACCAAGCGCGTGGGCAGCAGTTAGGTGTTCACTTCCCGAACTGGCCATTTCGTCCCCAATCTCTTTGAGAACCTTGTCGATCGATTGCTGGATATTTGGCAACTGCCAAGCTTGAAACTCCGATGCCCCCAAGGCCAGTTCAGCAACAATTCGTTGCCTGCCGGACTTGAGGATCTCGACGACTTCTTTGAGCGCTGACCGCATTTGTATCGAATAAAGCTTCAGCTGACGCTTACGTTCCTTGTTGAATGCTTTATCCCGAGGGTCGATGGTCATGCAGCCTCATCCTCTTCGAAGCCCGGAAAACTGTCTTCTTCCTGCTGCTTGCCCTTGTCTGTCAAAGCCTGCTCGAGTTCCGCGTCAGGATCGACTTCAAGGCCCATGCGACCGGCAACCAGGGCAATAAGAGCGACCGCAGATGTCTGGCTCAACAAATGACGATCAACAGCGGCCGCAACGGCCGTGACCACACTGACCAGGGCGGTAGCGTATTTCGAGGTGTCGCTTGCAATCATTTCTGCGAACACGGCCGAGACCTCGTAGTCCTCCGGCTCATTGCTCTGATCGGGTTCCGAGCCATAAAGGACCAAAGTCTTTTGACGAATGACGAAGGTGCCAATCTCTTCAAGCATATGCTTGATATAGCGCTGACGCATGGACAGATCCTTGAAGGTCGGTTCGCCCATCTCGCCCGCTGTTGCGCGGTTGACATCGCCGCCGCCACCAAACCAGTGCTCGGGGATCGAACGGCCACCAAGAATATGGTTGCGGAACAAACGCGCCGTTTCATTGTTATCGGCTCCGTTAAGTTCCGGAACGACGGCGTTCCATGTTTCGCTGTCGTTATGGACGCGCACGCTGCCCGGTCGCGGCGGTGCAATCTCGCGGGCACGTTGATTGACCTCCTCGGGCGTTGCCCCTTTCAGGGTCACATCCCACACAAATGCGCGCAGGAAGTCCCAGCGCTCGAGCTCGCCAAACAGTGAATGATCGTAGCCATCCAGCCAATCGATCTGGGGCAACAGGTCCGAGTGTCCACGGGTCGCGTTCGACAAATCGTTGACCGTGAAATAGAAGCAATCACCATCGGTAAAGGTTTCGCGGATATCGCGCGTCCGTTGCGAAAATGCATCTTCAGGACCGTTCACAATGATGCGATAGCGCCGCGAAATACCTTTTCGATCCTTCTTGGTTACCACCCCGATCGGCTGCTCGATATTGTCCGGATCGGTAACAACCGTTTCGATGAGTCCCGGATCAAGATAGCCCAACCGAACATGACCGTTCATTTCGTTCACAAAGGCCGGATAGCATTGTTCCCCATAAAGGGCCAGTTCACGGACCTTTTTCGGCAGCTTGATATCCATATTGTTAATGGGATCGTTCCAGAACTTTCGAAGCCATTTCTGAGCTTCGTCATCTTTGACCTGAAGCGTAACGCCTTCGGCCAGCAGAAACGCCACAGGGAGCTCTATAAGTCGATTGGCCAGCGGATTGGTTCGCCACATATAGACGCCAAGTTCCTGCATGCGGGTCTGTGTGATCGATGACAGATCCCGACGCGCATCGCCAGTCAGACGACGCCAGCCTTCCTCGTCATTGTCGATCGTCTTTCCAGCCGCTTCACGCACCGTTGTTTCCTTCTTGGAAAACAGACCGCCCAGTGACAGAATATTTTTCAAGCCCATGTGCGTTTTCTCCCGTCAAAAGGCGTTCCCGGCCGCTGCAACAGACGCTTAGTGTCCCGGCCCGGCATGTTCCGAACGTCATAGATTTCTGGATCGTGGTCTACGGTAGCACCCGCCGCTGGCAGTTCAGCTTCGCTGGCCGCCGCAATAGCCAGCATTCCCGCCCAGAACCGGTCGGCGTGTCCCTCTGCATCATCATCAGCAACCAGCCGAATACCCCCGGTGACACCTGTAACCTTGCGAACCTTGTGAAGGTCGGCGCGCAATGCAGGATCGCCGGCAGGAATGCGAATTTTTCGATCCTCGAATTTCTGCTTTCCCATTGTCGCGATATTCAGGCGCGTTGGCCCCTGAAGCAAAACGCCATCCACCCTCAACTCGCCATAGCGTTTCTTGGCATCTTCAACGGGCTTCTCGCCCATACCGCCTTGGTCCATTGCGATGCGCACAGGGTTATAGCGGTAAAACAACTCGTCCATGATTTCGTCCTGCCGGGAAAAAGAGATATTTTTCTCGGCACGGATTTCCCTCGTGACCAGAACGTCCCCGACCTCTTCCAAAACCCAAGCAACCCAAAGGTTGTTACGTCGTGCAATGTCGTTGCCGATAAAGGTTTTGCCACCTGTGAACTTTGACGGATCACCAGAATCCTCAGCTTCACACGGCATGATCAGTTCGTAGGTTAGCCAGGCTGTCGCCTCATCGGCCCATTTGAGCTCATATTCCTGTTCCCAGGCATCCTGATCTGCGATGCCCTGTTTCAGTTCTTCAATGCTTCGGGGCAGCCCATCGCTCACCGCACGATAGATATCAACCTCGTGACGCGACCAGGTGCTATCCCCGGCCGTCATCAGTTCATAGAATTTGTTACCCTTGCCATTCGGGGTGCTAGTAACGCGCAGCTTGTGCCCCGCGCTGATCACCGGGAACAGCGCCTTCCAGATTTCACGAGAGTCCCGGTGGAACGCGAATTCATCAAGGAAAACATTGGCAGAGAAGCCGCGAGCCGTATCAGGGTTGGCCGGCAACGCAGTAATGCGCGATCCCCCCGGAAGAACGACCTCGAGGGCTTTGTAACGGCTGTCATCGGCCCCGGAGACCTCATACTCCAACTCTTCGAAGCCCATCTGATAGGCTTTGGCATGAAGCTTGATGCCTTCATCCATTGCTTCTTTGGCTTGCCGTTCACCACGGGAGAGAATGACCCAGCGGGCACGTTTGCCGTTGACCCACGCATCGAAACAATCATCAACGATCTCAAGGCCCGTCGTAAACGTCTTGCCTGTTTGGCGGGCGAACATGCCGATTTTGAAACGCGACCGGTCAAGAAACCAGTCACGCTGATATTTGAACAATGGAACGGCAGGCTGGGTTTTGGTCATTCGACGATGATCCCATAAACTTCTTCACGGATGCGCTTCAGTACAGCTTTCGGATCGGATGTTTCTGTATCACCCAATTCGCTCTCGACTGTTTCAAGCTTGCGATCGACAGCATCCCGGATCTGTTCTCTGAGCTTGGTTTCAAAGTCTTGATCGAGACGCAGCGCTTTACCCAACTCAGCCAGGCCCTTGCCCAACATCATCACATCTTTGGTATCGAGCTCAGCATCCTCTTCCTGAAACTTCATCAGCATGTCGAATACAAGCGTCCTGGTCATCTCTACCAAAAGACGGCCCTGCTTACCTTGCACAGCTGCATCACCAAGTTCGGTGGTGATTGCTTCCGTGATCTGTCGGGATTCCCTAAGACGCGCTGCCACACGCTCAAAGTTCTGGCTATACCGTCCGACCGAAGAGCGGGAGATTTCATAACCCCGCTTTCCAAGCCAACTAACAAGATCATCGATAGAGCAACGTCCCGTCGCCATCAGGTGCCGGAAGGCTTTCAGATCCTCTTCGGAGAGTTCTGTCTCGATCTTGGGTTTAGTCGCCATTTCAGGCCCCCGGTCCGGGGCGAGCAACACCGGCAACACGTACATTGCCAGCGGCCACGTCAATACCGCGCTGGGTGATGGTTGCAGTGTGGACAGAGGCCGACAGTTCCTCGACCGTTACCAAGCCCATATCGCGCAACCAGGCATAGTCGCCCCGCACCATATCGCGCGAACAACTGAACCCGAAATGATCGACAACCGAATGCATCACACTGTCGTTCGCCGAGTATCCGTTTTCTTCTTTCAGATATCGCAGAATGGTTAAACGGCGTTTTTCCGCGACAAAATCAGGATAGCTCACGGTTATGCCCCTTTGTTGGTCAGCAGGAAATCTTCGATGCGATTAAGAACACGTTCGTATCGATCCTGATTTCGGTACGCAGCTTCTACACGTTCCATTAGGCCGCCCATCTTTCCGGACAGCTTCTCAAGCGCCATGCTCAGGTCGTGGATCTCGGACTGGTCGGGCAGATCCTCAAGCATCTCCTCAACCCTTTTGACCCGGCTTACCAAGCCGTCGAGCTGCTTTTTGTCTTCCTCGTAATCTTTACGAGTGACGAAGCGTTCCTTGATCGACCAGCCAATCCAAGCGATGAAGCCCTGAAGGACCAAGGCGATGAGCCAACCGTATTTTGTCAGTAGTTCAAGCGTCACGACCTATTTCCCCCGCTCAAAATCGCTCTGGCAACGCACGCAGCGAACTGCATGTGGATTTGCTTTCCGTCGCGCTTCCTTGATCGGTTCACTGGAATCGATACATTCGGCGCGCCCGGCCCCTGTTTGGTTGTGGCGGGACTTGGCCTTTGCCTGGTCCAGCCACATTTCCTCGCTCGCCTGTGCGGCGTCGATCATGTCAGGCATCTATGCCGCCTTGATGCAGCTCGTTGCGCAAAGCATCGGTCAGGGCATTAAGCTCGGCCCATTCCGCGTCGGTTGGATCTCGGTTTTCGGCGATCATCCTGTCAATCGCTTCCTTTGCCTTGATGGCCATCGGCACACCGGCCGAAACGGCATTGCCGATCTGGATACCAAGCAAGATCAGTTGTGCGATGCTCACGGCAGGGCTCCTTTCTTCGAAAGATATGCTCCGAATTCGGCAAGGGCCGATCGCGCTGCCGAGATCGCCACCGGAATGGCTGGACTATCCTCGGCTCGAACGGCTACCTGCGCCTCCATCAAGGCGTCATGAGCGGCAATTTCCAGCCGCTTGACGATATCGGCCGTTGCAGGATCGATCTGCGGACTTCGGACAAACTCGGTCGCCGCGACCAGCGCTGTATTGTAGTCAGACTGAAGGGCGAAAACTGTCTGTGCGGGTGTCGCGTCCTCGGCCTGATAGGCGGTGTAGGAAGCGCAGGCCACCGGTCCGCCAAGCCCGATGCCACCAAAGACAAGTAACGCAATGGCAATCGACCTGATGGCATTCTTATCCACCTTGCCGATGGCATGGCTGGCTTTGATTCGGCCATAGATCGAAAGACCGGTACCGACCACACCGCCAAAGGCAACCAGGGCCGTGACGATTTCAGTCTGCATTTCCGGTGCGATTGTGACGCCAACGCTCGCGCAAAGGGTCGAGATCAACGATACCAGAGCACCGATAATGGTTTTGGACTGCCACCATTGTTTGGTGGCCATTTCAGGCGTGGACATTTTCCGTCTCCTCGTTCATGTCCCAAAGATCCCGCACACCCTCGATCGCGCGCAGGAAATGCTGATGCGTTCCTGCACCTGCAGGCGTGTTGTAATGCTGTTTCCAATAGGCGGCGATATCGGGCCAATCACCCGCGGATGGCAGCGGATCGGGTGACATCCAGTATTTGAGCCGTGCCAAAGCGCAGCCAAAGAACGGGTTGCCATACAGCTCATCAATTGCCTTTTCCCGCCCCGGCAGGACGCGAAGGCGATGAACGATATCTTCCAGGGCGCGTTTGCGCTGGACCTTAAGCCAGCGTTCGAAAACGTCATTTGCCGTTGCCGGTTCGATCTGGAAAAATCCACGTGCGGGACCGCCGCCGTGTTGAGAAACAGCCGCAAGCCCGCTTTCCGCCAAGGCGGTGCCCAGCAGCAATTGCTCGGCTGCCACACTATTCAGACGTGGGTCAACTGAACTAAGGCTTGAAAGCACCGGTCGAATGACGGTGCCGAGAAATAGCTTCGGGGGAAACATGACTTGCTCCAACTGTGTTGGTAGCAAGATGCGCGATCTTGATCTTATCGCGCGTGGCCGGAACTGTTCCGGCTATCACTCTTTTTCGGAAAAAAGGTCCGGCTGGGTCTGTTGACGCACTTCAGAGCGGACTTTGCGTACATATCGCTGTGAACAGCCAAGCGTCAAGGCAACGGTTCGATTGGTCCCATCAGCGTCCATAATGCGGGTTTTCTTGAGGTCGCGGAAGGTGCCGCGCGGAATCTCGATCTTGCGTCCGCCGAATTCAGCACACAAAGCCTCAAGCCGGTCAAGACCGATGATATCGGTGAATGAGTGAGAAGGGTTAGCCGTGATCGGAATATAAATGTCCTCGGTTCCTCCAAATGCTTCTGCAAGACGCACGGCTGCGGCCGGGCCGATGACTTCGGCCAACCTGCGTAACCCGACAGGCCAAGAGCGGATGTCTTCAACCATTACCCCGACCTTGCAAAAGCAGTGGGTCACGCGATGCGCCGGTCACACCCGGATCAATCGTTACCTTGTCACCTGCACGATATCCAACGACGCGCGCACCATCAAAGCGACGATCCGGTAGCTTCAGGCTTGGACGATTGACAAACTCGACCCCGCGTCGTGCAATATCGGCTGAAATGCGTTCGATATGCGATGTGTGATCAAGATAGAACTTTTCCGCATCTCCCGTTGCCTCGGCGCGGGTCCACCAAAGATCACCAAGGCGCTTCGCCAGACGGGCAACAAGGGCCAGTTGAAACGCCTTTACCGCTGCGTTGCGCGTCTTGGCTTTGCGTCGCTTGGTGTATTCTGGATGCTTGCGAAACTCACCCGTCGCAAATTTGACCGCACTGCTGAGAAGATCATGAAGGTATTCAGCGACAGCCACATCAACTGGTCGCCCGGTATAGACAATGCGCGTCCGGTCAGACTTTTCATAATAGACGTGGCACGCACAGACTTTGCCAACGACAGCCCATAGACCATCGACGACAGTTCTGCGTGCCCCATAGCTATCGGCGCGAAGCTGCTCAAATTCCAAATCACCGTCGGCCAGCCCGTATTCAGACATCAAGCGAAATGCCATAGCCATTGCAGAGTTGGCTTCTGCTTCCGTGCAACCGTTCGCTACGGTTTTATTCCGCAGGTTTCTGATCTTCTCGCGAATTTTCTTCAGGTCTTCGTTCATTATCCTTGGTCCCTTCCTTCTGACCATTGCTCTTGGTGCATTCGGTGCAAGGCCAAATCCAAAGCCACCCCGTGCCATCACATGCTCGGCATTCGCTCTCAGCCATCACCGCACCCTTTTCTTGTCAGGCCAGACAGTGACCAGGCAGTGCAAACGAGCGTCATAGGTCACAACCAGCCACTGGCCAGCATGGCGAACCGTCAGACGATATCTGGCCTGACCACCGCGAACAAAGGCACGCTCAAGGCGTTCAATCGCATCCTGCAGGCTCTCGATTGCGGCGGGTGAAAGATCGATGTGTCTGGCGCGCGCCCGTTTCAGCACGTGCAGAAAACAATGAGTGCGGTGCGCGATCAGTGCATCAAGGTTCACTTGGCGCCGCCTTTCAGCGCACGCACACGCGCACCAAGAGCCTCTATTGCCTGATCGGCCTGAACATCAGTCAGGTGAACATGCGAAATCTGGCGCGGGCTCTTCACAAACCGCTCAACCCACCGGCAGAGATCGAGGATGTCAAACTTTCCGGGATGCAGGATCTTCCATTGCGCTTCGAGAATGCGGCAACGCGGTCGTTCGATTTTGTCGCGGAACCCGATCGGATAGGGCGACCAGTTGACTTTGGCTTCGCGCTCAGCCCAACTTTTGAGAGCTTCAATCACTTTGTAGGCTTGTTCCGGCACCAAAAAAGCAGCGTCATCGACCTTGGCTTGCCGTTTGATGAATGCCCCCAAGGCGCTCTCAGAGGGGTCTGAGATAACTCCGAGATGATACAAAGAGATCCATAGCGCACGGATTTTGCGCGCAGTATCACTGTCCGCAAGCCGTGCCCTACCAGCACGTTTTGGCGCTTTGCGCTTCGACTTGAAGCCAAGTGTTTTGAAATGATCAATCAGCTCGCCCAATTGTGCGGTGCCAAGCTGGGTCCGGCTTGTCTTGCCGTCGAAACGCTGCGCTATGATATCGCGATAAGCATCGTCATCGAGTGCCAGCTCTTTCTTGGCGATTTCGATCTTTGCATAAAGGCTGCGACGGAACGGATCGATCTGCTTTTTGGTTTTGCGAACAGCACTCATGATTGATCTCCGCGTTTTGACTTGGCAACCAGACGCTCAAGCGGTGTAAGGGGAAGGCTGCGCAGCCTCTCTTCTGGCGTCACAAACCGGGAAAGATATTCACGCTGCGCCTTGCACCATGCCTTGTATGGCCACATGCTGCGCTCACCCCACGGGTAAGCCTCACGAACAGCCTTCCGCCGTTCTTTCAGCGACAAGTCGGCGGGCAAACCTCGGTCCAACTCGGCTATGATCTTGCGAGCGGTTTCGTACCAGGACGCATTCATTTCGCATGCCTCCTAAGCCAGTAACCGCGACCATGCTCGACCACGATCTGCTCAGTTCCGCCGACACGTTTGATGAGCCTTCTGAGCTTGCAAACCCGAACACGGATTTGATCCGCCCAATAGTCGGGCATGTCATCCGGATGCGGCCAAAGCGCTTCCATCAGGATTTCATCTGTCGCAAGCCGATGCCCCGATATGGCCAACAGCAAAACCGCTACGCTTGACGAGACAGCAACCACATCCTTTGGTCCGGCAAGAATCCACCCGCCCGTGTAAAGCAGGCGCAACGAGTCAAAGGACCGCGTTTTGAGCTGCTCAATCCTGATCGTGCGGTGGTCATACTTTTTCTTGCGCGGCGTTCTGGCAAAGATTGATCCGGCTGGCTTGGTGCTGTTTGACGCGATATGGTTCATGCCGCGTCTCCAAACTTGTCGACCTGGTTGCCCCATGCGGACCAGCCTTTTCGGCGCTGACGCGCAAACAGCTCGATGTATGGACCGTCAAACATCGTTTCGATCCGGTCATATTGTTCGTCAGGTTTCCGGGAATGACCGCGCGCTTTGGCGCGGATCTCGTCATCCGGCCACCACTCCATCCAGTCGCGGACAGAACGCACCCCTTCAGGGACGCTCCCGACACCAAACAGATCATCAGGCATCTCGGATCTAAGCGGGGGATTTCCGCGTGTCGCCAACAGGCACGGTTCCAGGTTCTTTCGTGTACCGTAGCCGGTACCGAACGCATATTTCCCAGTGTCCGGATTGAATTTGCGCCACTCCCAGGCAAGCCCCTTGAAGGTGAAGCCCCATGCAGTGAGAACGTGGTTCCAATAGGGCATAAGCGGCCAAGTCACCCACATGAACAGAGCGCAGTCATCCGCCGCCAGAAGGTCGACAGGCATGACTGCAATTTCGTCGACGGTCATGCAGTCATAGTGGGCCAATGGTCCTTTACCTTCGCCCTTGGGCGAGTAATTGGCAAACGGCCATGCTGGATCTGCGAGGATCACGCGAAACCCACCAGATGGGCGCAGTTCTGAGAACTCTTTGAAAAGCTTCCTAGTCATGACGCCGCGTTGCCCCCTCAAGTGAATGGCGGCTGACGGCGGCGACCAAGGCCTGCCAATTGCCACCGGCCTCGATGTAGGCCCGAACCAACTGTTCAGGGTCGGAGAGCGTCACAGAATGATCTGCAACCGAACCATCGGCCCTCAACGCTTCGTTCGCTTCGTGAATGGCCTTGCGGAGATGTTCGCGGGCCTTCATTCGGCCGCGACCGCGCACAAACCCGGCCGCGACGATTGCCAGATTGGCAAGCACCTTTCGGCTGTCATGGGTTTGTGCGCGAAGCGAGGCCATTGTTTTCAATCACCTTGTTATCGTTTGCTCTGTCCCGCCAACTCAGCGGGTGGTGCAGCGGACCATTCCGGTCGACCTTACGGCCTTGA